TTCAGGACGACAACGAACAGTTCACCACTCTGACTGTTTCCAGCCAGAAGCACATCGGCATCAACTTTACATCCGCTGAATTGACCATGCAGTTGGACGACTTTGCAGAGCGTGTCTTGAAGCCACGTATCAGCCAGTTGGCATCCACTGTGGACGCTGATGTTGCCAACGCATACAAGTTGATCGGTAACTCTGTCGGTACCCCCGGCTCTGCCCCATCGACTGCTTTGGTGCTGTTGCAAGCCCAGCAGAAGCTGAACGAGAACGCCGCCACCATGTCGCCTCGCTACGCTACCGTGAACCCTGCCGCTAACGCTGCTCTGGTCAACGGTCTGTCTGGTTTCTTCAACCCCACAGATGTCATCTCTCGCCAGTTCAAGAACGGCATGATGGGTGAGCAAGTGTTGGGCTACGAAGAAGTCAACATGAGCCAGTCGATCAAGGTGCACACCTGCGGTACCCGTGCTGCCACTGGCAACACAACCGGCGCTGCTGTGACCTCCGAAGGCGCAACCACTCTGACTCTGACTGTCGGCTCCGGTGAAACCATCGCTGTTGGTGACGTGTTCACCATCGCTGACTGCTTCGCTGCCAACCCACAGACTCGTGAGTCCACCGGTTCGTTGTTCCAGTTCGTGGCCTTGGCCTCCTCGACCAGCAGCACCACCGCTACTGTGACCGTGGCTCCTATGTACTCGGCTGGCAACGCCCTGTGCACTATGGTGTCCCTGCCTGCCACTGGTAAGGCTGTCGTGTTCGTTGGTGCTGCTTCGACCAGCTACCCACAGAACATGGTGTACCACAAGGATGCCATCGCGTTCGCTACTGCCGACCTGTTGCTGCCACAAGGCGTTGACATGGCAAGCCGTGCCGTTCACAACGGTATCAGCCTGCGCGTTGTTCGTCAGTACGACATCAACAACGACCGTATGCCTTGCCGTGTTGACGTGCTGTACGGCTACAACACGATTCGTCCACAAATGGGTTGCCGCATCTGGGGCTAATCCAAGGCGGGGGCTTCGGCCCCTGTTTTCAAAATCATTCTTTGAGAGGAAATTATCATGGCACTCCCTAACGGCGCAGGCGGTTACCAAATCGGTGACGGCAACATCGGCGAAGCTAATCTGACGGTTCAAGGTGCTCCCGTAGCACTGACAGCCGCAGCCACTCTGACTGGTGCTCAACTGTCGAATGGTCTGTTCACATACACTGGCGCTGCCGTCAACCTGACTCTGCCCACCGTGGCCGATCTGGAAGCTGACGTTTCTAGCGCACAGAAAGTGAACTCTGCATTCGAGTTCGGCATCATCAACATCGGCGGCACCAACGCTGCCACTTTGGTGGTCGGCACCGGCTGGACCATCGTTGGCGTGGCTGCTGTCAGCGCCAACACATCGGCCCGATTCCTCGCCCGTAAAACCGGCGATGGCACTTGGACCGCATATCGCGTTGCTTAATTTTTAAGCAACTGGTAAAACGGGGCTTCGGCCCCGTTTTCACATGGAGAATCAAATGAACGTCACCCTCGTACACCCTATTCACGGTGCCAAAGTTGCCACCAACGAAGTCGAAATGGCCGAAGATGAAAAAAACGGCTGGACACGGTACAATCCTGACACACCTGTCGAGGTGGCACCGAAAGCAGAAAAGCCTGTGCGCAACAAGCTGACTCGCAAAGTGACCGAACAACCTGTCGAACAGCCCAACGAAGTCCCATCCTTTCTGACTTCGGCAAGCGACGAATCCGAAGGAAACTGAAATGGCTTATACCGCTGGCGATCAGATCAACCGAGCACTCAGGCTGCTTGGTATTCTTGCCGAAGGTGAAACGGCGTCAGCGGCAACAAGTCAAGACGCTCTGGTTGCAATGAACCAGATGATCGACTCGTGGAACACCGAGCGTCTGTCCGTGTTCTGCACCCAAGACCAAATTTTTTCGTGGCCCTCTGGTGAGATCAAGCGCACCCTTGGCCCAACTGGTGACTTTGTGGGCAACCGCCCCATCCAACTGGATGACGGCACGTACTACAAAGCCCCCAGCGGCGTGTCTTACGGCATCAAGTTCATCAACCAAGACCAGTACAACGGCATCGCTGTCAAGACATCGACCTCGACCTTTCCGCAGGTCATCTTTGTCAACAACACATTCCCCAACGTGGAGATGTACGTGTACCCTCGGCCCACGCAGGTCTTGGAGTGGCACTTCATCTCGGTGCAGGAGTTGACACAGCCTGCTTTGTTGAGCACTGAGTTGTTCTTCCCACCGGGTTACATGCGGGCCTTTGCCTACAACTTGGCGATGGAGATCGCACCCGAGTTTGGTGTGGAGCCTTCACCGCAGGTGCAGCGCATCGCCATGACCAGCAAGCGCAACTTGAAGCGCATCAACAACCCATACGATGTGATGAGCTTGCCCTACGCCGTGGTGGCAAACCGTCAGCGGTTCAACATCTACGCCGGTAACTTCTGATGAAGACGCCCATCCTCGGATCATCCTACGTGGCCCGCAGTGTCAACGCTGCGGATGCCCGCATGGTCAACCTGTTCCCCGAGATCGTGCCCGAGGCTGGCAAAGAGCCTGCGTTCCTGAACCGCGCCCCCGGCCTCAAGTTGGAGGTGGCGGTGGGCAACGGCCCCATTCGTGGGCTGTGGGTGCTGGCTGGCAACCTGTACGTGGTCAGCGGCAGTCAACTGTACAAGGTGACTTCTGCATACGTAGTAACCCTGATCGGCGGCGTGACGGGCACTGGCCCGGTCAGCATGGCCGACAACGGCACCCAGTTGTTTGTGGCCTGCAACGGCCCCTCGTACATCTACAACTCGCTAACCAATGTGTTCCAGCAGATCACCGACCCAGACTTTCCCGGTGCGGTGACCGTGGGTTACTTGGACGGCTACTTTGTGTTCAACGAGCCAAACAGCCAGAAAATCTGGGTCACTGCGCTGCTTGAGGGCACACAGGTTGACCCCCTCGACTTTGCCAGCGCCGAGGGTTCTCCTGACGGCGTGGTCGGCATCATCGTGGACCACGGACAACTGTGGGTCTACGGCACCAACTCCATCGAGGTTTGGTACAACAGCGGCAACGCTGACTTCCCGTTTTCTCGCATCCAAGGCGCGTTCAATGAGTTGGGTTGCGCTGCTGCCTACTCGCTTGCCAAGATGGACAACGGCCTGTTTTGGTTGGGTAAGGACGCCCGTGGTCAGGGCATGGTCTACCGGGCCAACGGCTACTCGGGTCAGCGCATCTCGACTCACGCCATCGAATGGCACATCCAGCAGTATGGCGACCTGTCGGACGCCATCGGGTACACCTACCAGCAAGACGGCCACAGCTTCTACGTGCTGATTTTCCCAACCGCAGACACCACATGGGTCTACGATGTGGCAACGCAGGCATGGCACGAACGTGCCGGATTTGTCAATGGCGACTTCACTCGTCACCGCAGCAACTGCCAAGCGTTCTTTGGCACCAAAGTCATGGTGGGCGACTACCAAAACGGCAACGTGTACTCGTTTGATCTGGACGACTACTCGGACAACGGCAGCATCCAAAAGTGGCTTCGCTCGTGGAGGGCACTGCCCACCGGCCAAAACAACCTCAAGCGCACCGCGCACCACAGCCTCCAGCTTGACTGTGAGTCGGGCACTGGGTTGAACCTCGGTCAAGGTAGCGACCCACAGGTCATGCTGCGCTGGAGCGATGACGGTGGACACACATGGTCCAACGAGCACTGGGTCGGCATCGGCAAGATCGGTGAGTACTATCGCCGTGCCATCTGGCGCAGATTGGGCATGACCATGAAGCTGCGTGATCGCGTCTACGAGGTGTCGGGTACTGACCCCGTGAAGATTGCCATCATGGGCGCTGAACTGCTGCTGAGTCCAACGAATGCCTAATCCCAGCATCGTCCCCATCACGCAGCCACGGGTTCCTTTCCTGAACCCGGAGACAGGCTTTGTCTCGATGCCGTGGTATCTGTTCCTACTGTCGCTCAGTCAACTGACCGGCGGCAGTGAGGTGTCGCTGGGCGACTTGCAAAAGGGTCCACCAAGCCTCACGGTTGACGAGATCAACGCCATCATCGACAAGGCGGCTGGTGATCTCACTCCCTCGCAGGACGGGCTGCTGGCGCAGATTGCCGAGTTGCAAAAGCAGGTCAACGCCCTTGCGCTTCAGGTGCGTCCTGAGTTGGGCACCATGAGCCAGCTTCAGCAGGACAACGTGCCGTGGTTACAGTTCGACACGACACCTTCGGGTATGCCCACCGGTGTCAACGCCAACGGCACCCTGTACTGGGACGATGCTGACGCAATCAAGACGCTCAACATTGTCATGGAAGACAGCGGTGAGGTTATTCAGCACATCGGTGAGGAAACCTACTACCGGGTCAAAGCCAGCGCCACCATCACCGAAGGCCAAGTCGTCATGTTCACCGGCACCGTGGGTGCATCTGGTGGGCTGCGCGGCGCACCGGCCACTGGGCTGACTTCAACGCAAAGCGAATACATCATGGGTGTTGCCACCCAGAACATCGCCAACAACGGTTGGGGTTACGTCACATGGTTCGGTGAGGTCAAGGGCGTCAACACCACGGGCGGCGCAGAGGCTTGGGTTGATGGGCAGATTCTGTACTACAACCCCGCTGTCGCAGGTGGCTTGACCAAGACGGTGCCCACGGCCCCCAACCCCAAAGTCATCGTGGCGTCTGTGGTCCATGCGGCCAGCAACGGCATCTTGTTCGTCAGGCCCACATTTGGGTCGGCTTTGGGTGCAACGGACTCCAACGTCGAGATCACCGGGCTTGCCAATGGTGACTTGCTCCAGTACGACTCGGTGCAGGCCCGCTGGGAAAACGTCCCCGCATCGTCTGTGGTTGCAGGGACCGCATCGGCCCCGGTCACCAAGACGGCCAACTTCACTGTGGCCGCTGGTGAGACATGGCTGATCAACAACAAGTCAGGTTCGTCCTGCACCGTGACGCTGCCGACCCCCAGCGCCAGCACTGGCCGGGTTCTGCACTTCCAGAACTACCAAGCGCAGACACTCGTGTCAGCTTCGAGTAATGTGGTGCCGCTAGCAGGTGGTGCTGCTGGTACGGCGATTCTGCAAGCAGTGGCCGGTGCCAACGCCACCTTGGTGTCTGACGGCACAAGTTGGATAATGACGAAATACGATTCTAACAATTCGTTGGAATTGGAATAAGGAGAAACCCGAATGACTGTCATCGTCAAAAACATCGTTCCGGCCAAAACGGTCGAGAACACCCAGACCACCCAGTACACGGCCAACAACGTGACTGCGATCATCGACAAGTTTACAGCGACCAATTACAGCGCCACGGCTGCTACGATTTCGGTCAACTTGGTCACGACTGCCGGGTCTGCTGGCAACAGCAACTTGATCACCAAGACCAAGACGCTTCAGCCGTCCGAGGTCTACACGTTTCCCGAATTGGTCGGACAGGTTTTGAATCCCGGCGACTTCATCAGTACAATCGCTGGAACCGCCAGCGCCATCAACATGCGCGTCAGTGGCCGTGAGGTAACTCAGTGAACATGACAGTGACTTATGGAGAAGGGTTCGCCGTTGCGCCGCCTCAAATGATGCGGCAAAAGGTAGAATCGCTCCAGCAGGAACTGTCAAAACTGCCACAGTACGAGCCTGAGACAAAGCACTATTTTCACGGTGGTATGTATTGCCGCGAGGTGTTTCGTCACGCTGGCGTGTTGGTGGTCGGGGCAATCCACAAAAAAGAGCATCTGTACCTCATCGTGTCAGGCACCGTGGCAATCACGGACGGCGAGGGTAATGTGCAAGAGGTCACCGGGCCTCATCTGTTTCAGAGCAAACCCGGGACAAAGCGGGCGGTGTACGCAATCACTGACGCGCTTTGCATGACGTTTCACACCATCGAGGCGACAACGGTCGAGGACGCTGAGGCCGAGTTGGTTGAGGTGGAACCCGATTCGATGTATGCTTTGGGCAACACGGTCAAGAACAAACAAATTGAGGTGTCACCATGACATTTTGGGTAGCTGGTGCCGTAGTTGGCAGTGCGTTAATCGGCGGTAGCGCATCAAAAAGTGCCGCATCCACACAGGCTGCTGCTGCTGATCGTGCTGCCGAAGGGCAAGAGCGCATGTTTGAACGACAGGTTGAACTGTCCGAACCGTGGCGCAAAGCTGGTGAACAGGCACTTAATAAACTGATTCCGCTGACTGACTACCAAAACTTCGGCATGGCTCAGTTTCAAGCCGATCCGGGCTATTCGTTCCGCATGTCGGAGGGCATGAAAGGTCTGGAGCGATCCGCTGCTGCTCGTGGTGGCTTGCTGTCTGGTGCCACTCTCAAAGGCATTCAGCGATTCGGTCAAGACCTCGGATCGCAAGAGTACATGAACGCATTTAACCGGTACCAGACTGAACGTGCTGCCCGACTCCAACCGCTGCAATCACTGGCCGGTGTGGGTCAAACCACAGCACAGCAGATCGGTCAAGCTGGTATGCAGGCTGCCCAAAACATTGGTGAAACCCAGATGAGTGGTGCCGCTGCTCGGGCATCGGGTTACGTGGGTGGTGCCAACGCGCTGACTGGTGCTTTGAACACTGGTTTGAACTACTATCAGGGTCAGCAGATGATGAATCGACTGGCTCCGCAGCCCACGGCTGCGCCGAGTTACTCTTACCAAACCACTCAAATGGCACCAGTCGATTACTCGCTTGGCGGCGGTCGCCTGTAAGGAGTCATCATGCCCATCAACCCAAACATCGCACTGGCCGTCAAAGGCATCGAACTGCAAGACCCATTGGCTCAGTACGGTCGTGTGGCCGCGATCCAAGGCGCACAACAGCAGAACCAACTGGCTCAGTTGCAGATGCAGAATTTCCAGCGTGAGCAAGAATCGACCAATGCGCTGAACCGCGCTTACGCCGAGGCGTACAACCCGCAGACTGGTGAGACAGACATCAACAAGCTGCGCGGTTCGCTTGCAACCGGTGGCTTTGGCTCCAAGCTGCCCGCTGTAGAAAAGGGTCTGCTTGAACTGCAAACTGCCCGCACAGCGCAACAAAAAGGTCAGGCCGACCTACTTGACAGCAAGTTGAAGCAGTCGCGCCAGTTCCTTGAAACACTTGACCCCACATCGCCCGGTGCTGCCGAGGCGTACATGCAGTGGCACAGGGCCAACCATGCTGATCCCGTGATCGGCAAAGCACTGGAAGCCCGTGGTATCACGGTGGACCAGTCGATGCAGCGCATTCAGCAGTTGTTGCAGACCCCCGGTGGTCTGAACCGCCTGATTAATGAGTCCAAGCTGGGCACCGAGAAATTCATGGAAATGAACAAACCGCAGTTGTCCACCACGGATGTGGGTGGTCAGGTTGTGTCGCGCACGTTCCAGCCACTGACAGGTGAACTAAAAACCATCGGCACTCAGACCAAGACGATGGCCCCCGGCGAAGAAGAACGCATCAAGAACGAAGGCAAGCGCATCGGCCTTGAGGGTCGCCGTGTTGCCGTGCTTGAGGAGAACGCTCGTCGGGATGCTGACCCAGCGTTTCAGCAGCGCATGGGTGGTGCAAGAGCCGTTGGTGAAGCAATCGCCAAGGGTGATGTGGCCGCAATGCAGGCGTTGCCGAAGGTCATCGGTCGTGCCGAGGAAGGTATGCGCCTGATCGACGAGTTGATCGGCAAGCGTGACTCCAAAACCGGCCAACTGCTCAAAGGTGAAAAGACTCACCCCGGTTTCCAAAACGCCGTGGGTGCCACATGGCTCCCCGGCGCACGGTTCATTCCCGGCACCGATGCCGCTGGCTTTATGTCCCGCTTTGACCAGATCAAGGGTGCTTCGTTCCTTGAAGCCTTCGAGTCGCTTAAGGGCGGCGGTGCCATCACGGAAAAAGAAGGTCAGAAGGGTACGGACGCCATCAACCGGATGTCCACCTCGACCGATGAGAAGGAATTTATCCGCGCCGCGATGGACCTGCAAGACGTGATCCGCAAGGGTGTGACAAACGCTCAATCTCGCGCTTCTCGTGCCGGTGGTGGCGCAGTTGACACAAGCAACCCACTGCTCAAGTAAGGAAAGCACATGGCGAATTTGGCCTCCATCCTTACCGACCCGAACTACGTCAACGCCAATGAAGCAACAAAGCAGGCGATCTTTGACAAGTTCTCGGCACAAGACCCGAACTTCACAAAAGCCAATCCTGCAACACAGGACGCAATTCGTCAGAAGTTTGGCGTGTTGACGGCAGCAGCGCCAGCAGCGCCGGAACTGCCTGAGTCGCTGCGCCCCCGCACGGCTGCGTCCGAGGGTATGCCCGGTGCCCGCCAAGAACTGAGCACCGGTCAGCGTGTCTATCAGGCAGCGCGTCCCTTTGTCGCCCCGCTTCTCGAAGCTGGTGGTGCAATTGGTGGTGGTCTGCTGGGCACACCAATGGGTCCGGCTGGTATCGTAGGCGGTGCTGGTCTGGGTTACGGTATTGCCAAGGAAGGTTTGGAACTGGCCGATGTGGCGATGGGTGTGAAAGCCCCTCGTCAGGGTGCTGCCCAAGTCGTAGAACCCGTGCGCAACGTGCTTGAGGGTGCAACCTTTGAAGCTGGTGGCCGTGTGGCTGGCCCGCTGATTGCCAAGGGTGTGGGCAAACTGGCCGACCTGCGCCAGATTCCCAAGAACAAGGCGGCTGACATCGCCCGCAACGCCCTCGGCCCAGACTTGCCCGAAGTGCTCAACGCTCTCAAGGCAGGACAGGGCAAAGGCATGAGCGCAGCGCAGGCCGCAGCCGACATCAACAGCCCCACATTCCAAGCCCTGATCGACCGAGCCACGGCCCGCGATCCGCGCTTCCTGTCGGCGTTGGAGAAGTCCCAAGGCGATGTGTCGCTCAACGCCCTGTCCAAGCTGGCCGGTGGCAAAACAGCCGCCGATGTCCGGGCCACCACAGAAGGTGCCAAGGAAGCTGCCCGCAGCATCACCAGCCCCATGCGAGAAAGCGCACTCACTCGTGCCAACCTCGGCAAAGAAGTCGCCCGTCTGGAAGGTCTGTCTGCTGACCTCGGTGAGCAAGCTGCTGCCAAGGTGCAAGAGGTTCGCCGCCTCATGGAACTGGGCGACATTGCCAACGCCAGTGCCCGTCTGAACCTGATCAAACGTGACCTGCCTGTTGGCTTGACCAAGTACACCTACTCGGGCGAGTTGGCCGAGAAAGCCTTTGGCGACTGGGCCAACAAGGCCGCTGACGCATCACTTGATCTGGGCCAAGGTGCCCGGTTTGCCGATCAGGCCGCCGGTGCTCTGCGCTCCGTGGGCATCAAGCCCCTCGAAGGTGAGCCACTGGTGCGCAGCCTCAAGGCCGTGGCGAAAAACCCCGAGTTTGCTGGCAACGATGTGCTGCTGGGTGCGATGCGCAACGTCAGCGACGACATCGCCAAGTGGACCAGCAGTGGCGGCGTCATCGACGCCCGCGCCCTTGATGCCATTCGCAAGAACTCGGTCAATGCCGCGATCCAGCAGCTTCGCCCGGGCATGGACGCCACCAGCCAGCGCAACCTCGCAGCCGGTGTTCTGAGCCGTGTGAAGCCGGTGATTGACGATGCCATCGAGGCAGCAGGTGGCGCAGGCTACCGCGACTACCTCAAGCAACACGCGCAGATGTCCCAGAAGATTGCCGAGAAGCAGTTGACCGGCGAAGCCCTGCGTCTGTTCAAGACCGACAAGAACGCCTTTGTGCGCCTCGTGCAGAACGAGTCCCCAGAAGCCGTGGAAAAGATTCTCGGCCCGGGCAAGTACAACATTGCTGTCGAGTTGGCCGAGAACACACTGGCACCGCTAGAAAACGAGGCTGCAAAGGTCATTCGCAACGCCAACATCAAGTCTCAGGTCGAGGGTGGTCAGGTGGCCCTGAAGGAACTGCTGCTCCAGAACATGAGCAAGTTCCGTCTGCCGTCCTACCTGAGTGCCGTGGCCGCGACGACCAACAAGGCGTTGAACATCTTGGAAACCAAGATCGGCACCAAGACAATGGCAACCTTGACCGAAGCCCTGAAGACACCCGAAGGTGCTGCGCAGTTGCTGGAGTCACTGCCTGCTGCCGAGCGCAACCGTGTTTTGCAGATCATGGCTGACCCGGCAAAGTGGGGTGCGCCGACTCGCGCCGGTGTCACAGGCACAACCGCTGCCGGTGTCAACATGCTGGCACCCGAGCGTTTTGTTGAAAACGAATTCGTTCGTTAAAATACAGGCACCCTTCATCATGGAAGCAGTAGACATGGCTGAGATTGACCCAGTAAAGTACGGCGTTTTGTGGGAGCGCGTTCAGAATTACGAGCGCCGCTTCGACGAAATGAGTGCCAAGATCGACAAGATGGAAAGCCATGTCGAGCACCTTGTGGCCCTTGCCAACCAAGGGCGCGGTGGATTCTGGGCCGGAATGGCCTTTGTTTCATTCATCTCCAGCGCCATAGGGTTTGCCCTAAGTTGGATCAAGGGTCACTGAGATGTACAGCCTTGGTGTCCGATCTAAAGCGCGGCTCAAGGGCGTACACCCCGATCTGGTCAAGGTGGTCGAAAAGGCCATCCAACTGACTACCGTGGACTTCACCGTACTCGAAGGTGTCCGCGATCCAATCCGTCAGAAAAAGCTGGTCGAGTCAGGGGCCAGTCAAACCATGAACTCGCGCCACATCCCCGGTGCCGATGGGTTTGCCAAAGCTGTTGATCTGGGCGCGTGGGTCGATGATCAGGTTGACTGGTCGTGGCCGCTGTATCACAAAATCAACGCCGCCATGCAAGAAGCATCCAAGCTGGTCGGTGTTCCAGTCGAATGGGGCGGTAACTGGACAAAGTTCAAAGACGGTCCACACTTTCAACTGCCCCGCAAGGAGTACCCATAATGGACCCGTTGACCATCCTCGCAGCCCTTGGCCCGTTGGCCGTTGACTTAGGGAAATCCTTGATTGGTCGGTTCATCCAGACCGACACCTACAAACCGGTCAACGTGGACGAGTACGTCAAGATGCGCGAACTCGATCTGAACATGTTCAAGGCGATGAATGATGCAGGTGGCACAAACCCCTCATACCCGTGGGTTGAGGCTGCTGTGCGCTTGATGCGCCCTGCTGTCGGGGTCATTGTGCTGGGTACTTGGGCGTACCTCAAGGTCAACAGCATCGACAGCGAGTCCGTAGACAACTTTGCCGGTGCCGTTGGGTTCTACTTGTTCGGTGACCGCACCCTGTTCTACGCCCGCAAGACCAAATAAATCAGCACCGGCCACACGGTCAGGCCGATCACGGCCATCAGCATCCAATAAGCCAGCGCCTTGAGGTGTCGGTTCAGGTATGGCTGATATTTCCCTTCAGGATGCTTTGGGTATCGCTGTTTTACTTTGGCAACTCGCACTGGGCAATTCGACCCTTGGTTGCAGTTCCCGTAATCATCGCAGCAGTTCATGTCGTCGCCTCCGGCACCTTTGCCAATTTGATTGTGTCTTTGTCGTACTGAATTTTGAACTTCACCAGCGCCAGCGCCTTTTCGATGTCACGCACGGTGATTACGTCCATTTGGGCATCGTGCAGTTCCATGAGCAGGTTCAGAGTCTGAATCTCTGGCCCTGTGGGTGTGAATCGACCATGCTGTCGGGCACGGTCAATAATCGTCAGAATGGCAAACCGCCCGTCAACGCAGACATCCTGATACTCGGCACCAAACCCCATCTGGTGCAACGCCTCGGTGACATTCGACATGGCGATCAAGATATCCATATCGGCCTTGCTGGCGCGGCCTTGCATCAATGCCACCATCGACTCACTGTTCTTGATTTTGAGGTCCAGCAGAAAGTTCTCGTGCTTGGTCACGGGGGTCATAGACTCAATGACATACCCAAGAGGATTCTGCAACACGGGTTTTGGTCTGTACTTGCTGCGTTTTCTCATGCTGCCATCCTTTGAATCATCTGAAGCTGCTTGCGCTTGGCGCGATACCGGGCGCAAATTTCCTTACCGGTGAGTCGTCGAGGTTTGGGTGCATCGGGTGCTGTCCCCATTGCGTAAACACGAAGGGTGCGACCACCTCGGACATCCTCGCTCCAATCGCAGATGTGAATCACCTTCAACTTGTGAAGCGCGTTGCAGTACTTCAGCACCGTCTGGTACTGGAGGCCGCACATTTCGGTCAACTCGTACAAAGTGTGACAGCCGTCTTGGATGCCGCGCAGCAAGTGCGCAGCAGCTAAAGCGTTTACTCGGGTCGATGGTTTGCGTCTTACCACGGTGCCTCCGGCAACTGGCTGCGCTGCTGGCGCTGATACTCGGACTCCTGCTGTTGAGTCCAAGGCACAGGGCCACCGGGAGAAGGAAAGGGCCATGTCATGATTGCGAATCTGTTGCGTTGTGCAAATAGGCCGTCAGGCGCTTGATCTGCGCCTCGCGGTACTTGCACATGCTGTCAGCATATTCACGCGCTGTCTGGGCCTCCAGCAGCCTGCGCTTGCTGTCCTCCAACTCGCGCAGTGCCAGTGCCTCGGCGCTTGGTGTGGTGTATGCGTTCTTCACCCAGTTGACAAGTTCGTTGATCATTACAGTTACTCCAGTGGTTGATGTGCAACAAGTGTATCACACTTTCAGTAGAGGCCGTCAAGCAATGGTGGCTGATAATTTGGACCCTTGGTGATCTTGCCGTTCTTGTCGCGGATGGGCTGACCGTTGTGGTCGAACTTGGACCAGTTGCTGGTGTTCACGCGCTCACACGCATCGGCTGCTCTCATGCCCGCGCAGTAGGCCGCACCGATGCCGGTGACCACCTGATCTGCGATGCTGTCAAGGAACTCGTTGCGGTCATTGATGGTGGCCTTGAGTTCGTTGATCTTGAGCAGCTTCGCCAGCGTCAACACTTGCAAGCGCACGTCATGCCACAACTCGTCATCGCTGGTGTCGATGGATCGCATCATCTCCTCGATCTCCTCGAAATGGCATCCAAGCTGCACGTTGAAGTCGGCAGCGGTGGGTTCAGGGCGGGCACGTTTGTGCCAGAGTTCAATTGCTTCAGTGCTCATGTTCATACTCCTTTGGATTGGCGGTATTGTTTGACTGCGTTACGCAGCCCAGCTTGGGTTGTGGCCTTCTCGTCGAGGGCCAGTGCTTGTGCTTGGTCCAGTGTGTCTTGCATCAGGATGCGGTGGCACATGACCGGTGCCCCTTGACCCTGACGGCGCACACGGGCATTGAACTGTTCGTACAGGTCCAGCGACCAGTTGAGGCCATACCACACGAGGATGTGGCCGTTCTTCTGCAAGCCGTCGATGCCGTGACCCATGCTGGCCGGGTGGCCGATCATGAGTTGGCAGTCGCCAGTCTTCCAGCGGTGCATGGCGTTGGTCAGTGATGCTTCGGTCTTGCACTCGGTCAGGTTAATGGGCCGCAGGTCTTTGAACTTCTCCATGATCCTCTGGGCGTCCGACCGGTACGCATAGGCGCACAGGATGGGCGACCCTTGGGCCTCGTCGATGATGTCCTCCAGCGCGTCCAGCTTCATGTCATGCACAGGCTCCCACAGGGGCATCCCGGCGATGGGGTACATGGCTCCGTTGGAGAACTGCAAGCACTTGTTTGTCAGAGCCGCTTGGTTAAACGCCTCGACTTCTTTGCCGCTGTCCAGCACCATGAAAAATTCCTTCTCCAGCCTGTCGTACTTGGTCCTCAACTCGTCAGGCATCTCGATCTCGATGTTGTTGACGATCAGGTCAGGCAGCGGGTTGTAGTCCTCGGCTGACATCTCCAGAGTAATGTCGCCGATCAGCTTCTTGATGGTGTCCTCGGTGTCCTCGTAGGCCACCTCTTTGTAGGGTCCGACCTTCTTGTAAAACCGGGTGCGGAACGCTGTCTTGCTTGTGCCCAGACGCTCACCCTTGTCCACCACGAGAAACTGACCGTGCAGGTCTTTGTACCCGTTGCTGGCAGGGGTGCCTGTCAAGCCCGTGGTCCAGTCGAACTGATCAGCGATCTTGCGAAACGCCTTGACCCGGTTCGTGGCGCTGTTCTTCATCTTGCTGATTTCGTCCCACACGATGCCGTTGAAGGGCATAGGGCGACCCTTCTTGACAAAGTAGGTCTGGAGAGTCTCGGCCAGCCAGCCGAGCACGTCATAGTTCACCAAATAAATGTCCGCAGGGCGCAATAATGCCCGGGTGCGTTGATCTTTGGTGCCTGTCACCAGACTAAATTTCAGCCCACCAGTCTGCGTCCACTTGGCTGCTTCCTGACGCCACACAAGACGAATTACTCGGATGGGTGCAACAATGATCACGCCACGCAAGAACCCAGTCTTAACAAGATGAGCTACACTTGTAAGTGTAATGACTGTCTTTCCCAATCCCATATCTAACCAAAGCATTGAATTAGCATGAGTGCATTGAAAGTTGACAGCTTTCTTTTGGTAGTCGTGGAGTAAGTCAGGTGTCAACATGTCGAATCCATCGGTAACCGGCACACGTACCGTTGCGTCGAATAGCAGACCAGATTGCAGCGGTTGTTACACCGAGTAATTTGGCTGCGTCTGCACCACTGCGAAAAGACATTACCAGTTCACCAGCATCGTCAACTGCAATTACTTTGAGTTCTTGCGGTGTTCTGCGCCCGTTGCTTCGATACCCGTGAGCAATGTTTTCAGAGTATGTCGCCCACTCCAGATTCTCAAGTCGATTGTCTTTTGGGTTTCCGTTCTTGTGATTCACAAGCGGTTTGTTGTCAGGGTTCTTCAGAAAAGCAAGTGCAACCAGTCGATGCACATACATGCTTTTTGGCTTTCCTTTACCTCGACACAATCCGACTGTCAGATGTCCAGTTGGAATTGCTCCGGGTTTAAGGATCTGCGCTTTACGGCGCACTTGTCCTTGTGCGTTGACTTCGTACATGTCAAAGCCATCAATGTCACGCCATTCGTTCAGCATATGCCGTTCTCAATCAGGCCGCACATGGTGTCGATGCACTCTTTACCTGCGTCCACGTTGTCGATCACGAACACATTGATCGACTGTTGGCGCAGCCTGTGGTGCTCACGCTCTTGCGCAGGCGTGGCCTTCTGACCCTCACGCTTGAACTCGATAAAGAACACCCGACCGTTCAGGATGAACAGACGGTCAGGTACAGCGACTCGTGCGGGGCTGGTGAATTTGTAGACCATCATGCCCTTGGTCTTGGCGTAGTCGCAGACCTTGGCCTCAATCTGTTTTTCCAGCACGGCGTGTCTCCAGTTCAATCAGCAACTCGATATAGTGCTTGGCTTTCTCGAGATCGGCAATGCCGTTCTTCTTGCGCCAGCGGGAAACGTACTTGATCACGTTGCCCTCAAAGTAGCCAATCGCGTTGGCGTGAATGAACTCGACTGGTTGAATTGGCAAGTCCTTGTAATGGTTGCCAGCAACCTGTTTAGCCAGTGCGTCAAACGCTTCGTTTTCTTCCATTGTCACTTCAAACTGAGACATAGTTTCTCCACTTCTCTGACGTAATAATCGAAATCGACAGGCAGCTTGCCTGCGTCCTTGATGTCGTTGCAGACCTGTACGCCCCAGCCTGACTCGACGCCAATCTTTCGCCACTCACCGGGCTTCTTCGCCAGCGGTGGCATCCACTTGAACAGGCGACCACCACCCTTGGCGATGTAGTAGCGCGTGGTGTTTTGCAACTGCGAGGTCACGCCGTCACGCTCAATACCCAAGTGACTCGACCGGGGCACCTTGGTGCGCAGCATGAAGTCCATGATGTCGGGCCACTGCTCGACTGTCTCGCGGATGGGCGCACCCTCGACCAGCACCTTCTCGGCCACCTTGGCAATCACAAGACCACCAGCGTTCTGGTGCCAGCCCATCTTGTACTCGTATGCGCCCTTGCGCTTGGTGCTGCCGTTCTCAAACACGCCGATGTAGTTGTTGACATCGCGCACCATCATGGCCTTGTACACAGCTTCTTCAAGGTTCAACCCGGTGCGTGACTGCCATGCAGCGCGGGCCAGATCGACCAGCATCTTGTGGCTGCGAGGCACACGGACTGTCAGGCCGTCAGTGTTCACTTGGATCAAGCGCAGACCGGGGATGTGCATCAACCCTTCGGCCAGCAAGCACAGCAGCAGTTGACCGTTGAGCGTGATGCTCATGGTGAACAGCGGGTCGTAGAAGACACTGAACTGGTTGTTGCTGTCACCGTAGACACCGTTGAGTGCCAGCTTCAGCATCGCGCTTTCTGCGGACTTCTTGGGGTATTGCTTGCGCTGCTCAAACAGGTGCTTGTAGATGCTTACGAAATCTTTGCCCAAATGTGCAGGATGAAAGTTATTAGTGATAGCCAGATTTGGATAGTAAGAAGTGACATCAAGATCCACAATGACTTGGTTGTCATCTGACTCGATGACTTCTGACTCGACGCTTCCATGAATTCCACCAAGACCAAAAACGAAAGTAAAACCATTGACAGTAGCAGTAAGGTCATTGAAAACTCCTTTGGTTTCGGTGATGGTCTGAGCCTTAAGCCAGTTCATCACCCGGTTAAATTCAGGATGCTCGAAGTTGATCCACGGCAGTATGGCGTCCTTGAGTGCGATCACTGGGCGCTTGGTCTGCCGGGGTGTGCGGCCCTTGGGGCCGAAATCGTAGCAGGCGACACCGGCTTCTTCCAGCTTCATGACGAAGTAGTCTTTGCCGATCTTGGTGTCGTTGTGGTTCATGAAGTCACGCTGATACTTGTGCGTCAGTTCTTCACGAAAGTGAATCATGTCAAGCGTGTGGTGATAGAACGCTTTGGTCTGCGCCACATCGTGCTTGTTGTACTCCTTGAGAACCTTGATCTGCTCAGGGTTCAGGACCGTGCCCACGGGGAACGGCAGGTCTTCAATGCTGTCGCTGCGCATGTTGAACTCCAGCACCTTGAGGCTGGTTGCACGGGCGCGGTTGTCGAAGTGGTGAATCTTGAACAGGTCGATCTGCGTCACGAACTGGTCTGACGGCTTGACCATATGCACCCACTTGCTGCCGTCATCGTCTTGCGAGTTGATAATTGCCATCGCCTTTTGATACAGCGTGTTGGCGTCACTTTGACCCATGCGAACAAGGGTGTGGATCACAGGGTAATCGAACCCCAAGTTGTTAAAGCCGACCATGCGTGAGTCGGTGTCCTTGAGGAACTGGAGGAACTCAATGATCTGACGACTGTCGTTGCGTAGGTCACTGATCTCGAACATCCAGTGCAGAGGTGCTTCTGCGTGTTCCACTGCCAGCGTGAACACGTTGGGATAGGTTTCGATGTCGAATACATAGTCGTTACTCATTCTGCGCTCATTTTCCAGTACATATACGCACCCCATACGAGAGTCACGTTGATGATTGGCGGCGCAAAAATTGCCAAGAACGCGCAAACAATCGCGCAGGCTAAAAAAATTGGATTACTCATTACTGTTACCGGTTAGGTGGGGGAACCCGCAGTTGGCGATTACTTATCACGGTTCGACTGCCTCAGGCTTTCGCCGTTCCCCCGATTCAATTACTGGCCGAAGAACGATGGCAGACCCGTGGGTGCGCCAAACGGTGCGGCGGGCATTGCTGGCGCTGAGGCAGCAGCAGGTGCAAACATGCCAGCGGGAGCACCGGCCACAGCACCGAACATGCCCGATGCGTCAACAGCACCTTCGCCGAATGGTGTGTCATCAGCGGCGAACTGGACAGCGATCAAGTCGCAGCGGATGCCACGGCCATGCTTGTTGTCTTGAGGCCAAGGCTTGATCGCAGCGTTGACACGGCAACCGCCGTACATCTTGCGGGCCAGTTGCTGGTACGCCATCGTGTTGGTTGGGTCGATGGGTGTACCATCGGCTTGGATCATCTGCGGGGCCGAGTCACGCCCTGCGGTAATGAACACGTTGCCAGCGTAGCCGTCATACGGCTGGAAGGTCTTCTTGTTGACCTTCTCCTCACCACGACCAAAGCAGCGGGTCTTGCGGTCGTTCTGGATCATAGACATGACAGCTTGCGCGTGTTCTTTCCACTTCTCCAGTGCCAAGGCACCGTAGCGGGCCATGAACTGCTGGAAACCAGCGTGGTCTTGGGGCATGATGAACTCGCAGTTATACGAGATGCGTTCTT